ACCTTGCTCTAAATTAGCCGCCATTCTAGCTGGTAATTCATCTGCGAAAACATCTATTTGTTTTTGATTGTTGTATAAGTATTCCTGTAACGGATTCATCCCAGCTATTTTTGCATCGTACGCTTCTTTTGAGTTTATTATATCTAACTCTAATCTTTTTGCTTCTTTTAAATAAGTTAACCTATTTTCCAAATGCTGTATTTCTTTCATTTGTTCCTCTGATCCACCAAATACAGTTGCCAGATTTAAATCTTGTAATTTATTCATGGTCTCATTTTCTAACTGAGTAAATTTATCTGCTGTACCAAGTCTATTTACTGAAGCTTGTCTTCGAATAAGATCTACATTAAGGTCTCTTGCGTCTTTTCCAACTAAACCTTGACCTTGAGCCCTATCTAAATTTATGCTGAGTTGTGATAATTGTGTACTATTTTTTGATGCTTCAATAAATCTTTCTTGCGCTCTTATTCTTTCGTTTAGTGCGTCCGTTCCTTCGGCTATTGCATCATTTTCATCTTTTCTTAAATCTAAATTTTTCTGTAGATCTTTGCCCATTTCTTCGTTCGTGGCTTTTAATGTCAATGCTTTTTCAACTATAGTTTGTATTTGTTCTTCAGTGTATTCTCCAGTCTCACCTAATAAATCAGTTATTTGTTTTGTGAATTTTAAATAATCTGTATTTGCATCAACACTTTCTAAAAGATTGTTAAATCTTTCTTTTTCGATCTCACCTAATTTCTTACCCTCAACAGCTTGATTTGCTAATGTTTTTAAATCTGCTATTTTTTGAATTTTTATTTTTTCAGCATTTGCAGCGCTATTTATTTCATACTGAAGATTTACTTTCTGAACTTCACTAAGTTCTTTGTTTATTTGTAATAAAGCTTTAGCTTCATTTAAAGTTAGACCACCAGTTTCTAATTGAGCTGTACCTTGAATATCTCTTCTCTTTTGACCAAATTGTGTTATTATAGTGGATTTAGCTTCACCTTTAGTCATAGCTTCTACCATGGTTGCTGCTCTTGTTGTTACTTTTATTTCTTTTACTTGTTCTTTTAATTCAGCTATTTTTTTAGCTCTATCCGCCATCGCTTCTTCGTCTAGAATTTCCTCAAAAATTTGCCTGGTAAAGGAACCGAATCTACCACCACCCCCCGTGATTTGTTCTGTTCCTGTCTTAACTTTTTTCATTATAGGTCCCGCTTCTTCTAGAGCTTTGAGTTGCTCTTGTAATGATTTTACTGGAGATTCACCCGTATCATCCATCATTGGTTGTTCGCCAAAAGCTCCCATAAAAGCAGGAGCCGAATAAGCTAGAGTCGAAAGTAAAATTCCGGCGGTACCCATAGGTCCACCAGGTAAACCTCTTGGAGCAGGAGCAGGACCTCTTCTTATTGTTTGACCCCCTAAACCCTTTTGTATTCCTTTTCTGGTTGATAAAAATTTAAGTGTTTTATCAACAACTAGTGGAATAACGGTAGCTGCAATTGTTGATATCAAAAAAGGCGCAGCCATAGCAAGTGGAGCAACAAAATTTGGAACAGCTCCAGTTGGCTCATCTCTTGTATTAGTTACGGCAAGTCCTCCTGGGTTTGCAGAATTTCTAAGTTTGCCACTTTGATTAATTCTTATCTGATTTATAGGTACTCCTGCTGCTGCTTCCCTACCTATTGCATCTGATAATGGATCTGCATAATTTGGAATATAGCCACCAGCACCCCTAGCCATTAAAGATTGGTCTATGAATTTTGATTTTTGTTTTATACTATTTTTATAATCACCATCAACATAAGCTTTAGGCAAACCGAAAATTTCTGTTAGAGCAGCTCTATTTTTTTCGTTAAATTTAATATCTAATTTTCCAGCCCTGTCTTTTCTAGAACCCCCGACAATCATCTCAATTATAGCTTCAAACATAGCACCTCTAAATGATCCAAATGCACCTTCACCACCTTCTTGTAAAAACTTTTGTTTCGCTGCTTTTGTTGATATTGGAGGTGTTGGTGAAGTTTTTATAGCTGGGTAAACTTTTCCAACAATAGAATTAATCGCATTACCCATTGCCGCATCTAATTCCTCATCTAAACCAACTAATTTATTAAATTTAGAATCATTTCTTAAGTTAGGATCTATACCAAAAGCTTTTCCTTTAAAAGAACCGTATTGTTTTCCACTTGCTCCAGTTCTAGGTTTATTAAATCTAGTAGCAAGACTTGCGCCTCTAATTCCTTTTTGGGGAACCAACATTACAATACCTCTAGCATCCGCATTAAATCCTGGTAATTTCTTACCCGCATTTAATTGTCTCTGCCTCATTAACAATTGAGCTTTTTCACTTCTCAATGCTGGACTTGTTGGGTTTTGCATTTTCTCTGCCTTCAAAGATCTATTTACATCAAACATTGTCATATTTGCAATAGATCTAAAGTTTGGTATAAAACCACCAGCGGCTGTTATCTTTCTTGCTCCAGGAGGAAGACCCATAGACTTAACCATGTTTTGATTAAATATCGCATCTCCACCACCAGCATAATTTGGAACAATATATTCACTAGTATTAGCAATCATTGTTCCACGTTTGCCACCGCCAAAAGCAAAATTTGGAATTGATACAACTTGAGCAGCTGATGTAGCGCCACCAACACCTCTATTTACATCTCTTCTTTCTGAAGCTATATAACCACCAGAAGCTTTACCTGTTACACCTCCTGGCCCACCTCTAAGACCTTTTCCATAAAGTCCGGGTGTTACAGTTTTTGATATTGCCGCCAATCTTGACATGGCATTTATTTGTTGTTGATAAACTCTTAAAAGTAATTGTTCTTGTGCGGCTTTATCATTTCCAAGTTTTAATAAACTTGCTTGTAAAGCTTCATTTTGCATTAAAGATTGTAAAACAGATTGTTGCAAAGCATTCTGTCTTTCTGTTTGAGCATTTAAACCTAGTAAAGATTTTAAAGAAGTTACCCCAAATTTAGCTAAGTCAATAAACAGTTTTGTAAAAATAGCTAAAGCTAAACCTAAACCAGGTCCAGTTAATACACTACCTATACCTGCAATTAAACCTCTTGCAAATTTTGAACCAATACCTTCTCCATCTAAAATATCAGTTATTGCATTAACAACTGAAGAAAATCCATCAACTATACCTTTTGCTGCATCTAAAAATCCTATCTCACCTAATACTGAAGCTAACTGTTGACCGCTTGTCACTAAATTTTTAATTAGAGCATCTAATGTTTGATTTAATTGTTGGTTTTTTGAATCCAACGCTCCCACTGATGATGCGGATACTTTTAGGGCTTGATTAAATTTGCTTTGTTCAGAATTTAAATCTTCAATCAAATTAATTAAAATATCACGCTGACGAACACCCGCTACTTTTTGAATTATGTCTCCAGCCTTAGTACTTCTTAAACCAATATCATCTAATCTTACTGCCAATTCTCTGAACAAAGGAACAGCATCTCTAACATTACCTTGTGTATCTAAAACTTGTATTCCTAATTGTTCTAATGCTACCAATGTATCAGTTCTACCTAATCTAGCAAAAATAGTTTTGAAAGCATTACCAATAACAGCACCACCACGTTGGGTTCTTTCTTGAACAGTTGTAACGGCGGCTAATAATTCATCAAATGAAACTCCAGCAACACGAGCTGACGCAGAAGCACGCTCTAAACCATTTATTAAATCTTCTGTCGAAACAGCAAACTTTGTATCAACCTCTGCTAATTTATCTCCTATTTCAGCTACAGTTAGCCCAGCTCCTTCAAATCCTTTAATTGCTGCAGTTAAACCAGCAACAGCTTGTTGTGAATCAATGCCCGCAACACGAACAAGTTTTAAAGCTGTTTCAACTCTAGATAAAGATTCTTCCACGGATAAACCTTGACGGGCTAATTCTAAAGCTCCATCCGCAACTTCATCAAAACCAGTTGCAGTTCTTTTTGCTACTTCAAAAATACCATCACCAAATTGTTTTAGTTGTGCTTGTGTGCCACCTAGAATAGTATTTATCTTAGCGAATGTTGCTTCTACTTTTATCGTGTTACTAACTAGAGCTCCAAAAGCTTCAGAAAGTTTATTAATAACAACAACGGAAGCACCAAAAGCTAAAACACGAGCATTGGAAGCTTCTAAAGATTTTTGGAATTCATTGGCTTGGCCAGTAATTTTACCTAAAGGTCTGGATAATTTGTTTAGAGATCTGGCGCCACCACCAAAATCTATACCTTTTGCTTGTGATTGTAGCCTAGCAAGCTCTCTGTCAACCTTTGCAGTGACTACTGGGTCAAATTCTACTCCTATTTTTGCTCTAGCCATATCCTATATAGGATAATTACACTTAAACTCCATGAAGTTTCATCATTTGTTCCATATCTAACGTCCCTCCTTGCTTTTTAACTTGATCTTTTAAGGATATGACTTCTTCTCCCTCTTGTTTTACCTCCTCTAGGTCTCTTTCTGTAGCTCCAAAGTACGTTGTTGCACCATCCCCCTCAGAAGCTTTTGTTCTTTTTTGTTGAGTTTGATTGGTTTGTGATTCCCAAAATTCTAGTAATAATTCTGGATCTTTTGCCACATATTGTGGTATTTTCTTTTGTGAGTTTTTAAAAATATTTAAAAAAGTTCTACCATAAGTCAATAATTTTAATTGAAAAGCAGTTAAATCTTTTGCTGGTTTACCAAATAAACCTAAAACATCTTCACAAAAATTTAAATAAGGAGAAAAAAATGGACATAGCGCAGATTTAGAAATATTTTCGTCTGAAAATTTTTCGAAAAAATTTGATTGTAATTTTAAAATCTCAATTTCTTTTTCTCTTTCGTCATAATCTAAATTTTTAAATGCTGGAATTTTGAAATCTTCATCTAAAAATGTTATTGAATCAAAAAAGGTTTTATTAACTTTGCTTTCTGCAAAACTCTCTGCGGTTAAACCCATCAGTTTTTTTCTCTCAACTGTTAGTTTTTCCAAACTTTTCTCTTCTGCTTTTATAAGTTTTTTGTGCTGGTCTCTTTTTGAAGGTAATTGAATTTTAGTCAAACCTTCTGTCATTCTTTCAATTAATTCTAATTTTTTTTTAACTTGATTTTCTTTTTCTTCTTCCCAAAAACCTTCTTTTATCAATCTATCCAAAGATTGTTTTTCGGTTTCAAGTCCTTTTGAAACAGCCTCTTCAATAAAAATATTTTTTTTACTTAGTATCGATCTGGATTCTAATTGATCAAAGTGTTTGAAATAAATATTACCAAAACTACATCTTACAACAGTTTTTTCTTTAAATATTTCTCCAATAACTTCAGATAAATCATTATTTTCCATCGCTCTGTTCGATAAATTTATCTATTTCTTTCTTGTCTGCTTGTGGAGCATAGAACCAATAAGAAACAGCTTTCATAAATTTATCTGTAACTTTTGAATCAAAGCCTTCTGATTCTTCTTTTGTGTATAAATCTTCTAATTGTTCTTCGTAAACAACTCCGTTAAAGTAAGGTAAATATTCTTCACCATCTACTTTACAAGATAGTTGTATAGTATACCAAAGCAATGTCGCTCTTTCAGCTCTAGCATCTGCTGTATGCTGATAAACTGTTTGACTTGAAGTTTCTAGTTCTATTAAAATTTTTTGTAATTCTATAATTTGTTTTTGAAGTTCCGCTATTTCTTTTTTATCTCCGTCAGTAGTTTTCAATAACTGGTATTTAGCTTTTTTTTCGTCAAGATCTTTCATTAAAACCAAAATAGTTTTACCTTCATCTTCTGTAAAAGTCCCTCCAGTATCCATATACTGTTTAGCTAACATAGCTTTTGTTACGATACCCTTTTTTACATTTTTACTTAATTCTGTAGCGTAAAAAGTTTCGCCTTCATCAGACATTCTTCTACTTGGTTTTTTGATAACAAACTCTACTGGTACTTTTACCTCTTTTTCCTCTAAAAGAGTTTCGTCTTCTCCAGTTTCTTTATTTTTTCTTTTTACTTCTACCTTTTCTTTTACTGTTTTTTCCACAGTAAAGTTATATATACTTGCTTTTGCCATAATTATTTAAATTTAAATTCAACAGTTAGATTCTCTAATTCACTATTATAATCTCGCAAAACAGAATTTCCAATATCTAACACCTTTTTTCTATAGTGTTGGTATCTGTTTTCGTCAAAATAATCTGCCATATCTATGTAATTTTCATACTCTGGCGGCAAATTGTCTCTCAATTTGTCAAAATTGACTTCATGATGATTCTGTAAGTCTTCTAATATCCCCAAAAAAGACTTAAACAGAAATTTAATGTGGTGATCTGATCGATCATTTAAAAAATCCCTAGCTTTCATACCTTATACCTATAATAGTTTACACAAAAAAGTGTAAAAAGTCATATGGCGACTTCATATATATCAAATGCACTAAAGACAACACTTAGAGGTGTTATAGATAACGTACACGAAACTTTTGCTAGAAATATTACAGTTTACGAAGAAGGAGAAAGAGTACTTATCGCGGCAAGTTCCACATACAACGGAGTTTACGGTAAAACAAATACTGGAAGTTCTTCAGTATCAAGAACAGTTGTTTCTCATACAATAAAAGCTAGAATCAAATACATAGAAGCTGATGAAAGCAATTTATCAGATGGGCAAATAGATTCTCAAATAGATGTGGAATTAATCAATGGATCAGTAAAAATTACCGTAGATCCTTCTGGTTTTGAAATTTTAAAGGAAGCAAAAAGGTGTGAATTTGAAGGAAGAAAATACGAAATATCTAGCAAGGGAAATCCAACTGGTGTTTTGGGGCCACAATATTATCATTTCTTGTTAAAACCTTTAGATGAATAATTCTTTAATCAAACAGTCTTTAAAAAAACAAGCTCCTAAATTACTGCAAGCTAAAGCCCGAAATATATTACGGGAGGCTTTTCAAAAAGTAAAAAATAAAATGCTTGCAGAATTTTTGGCGCACCCAGTTACAAGAGAAATAGAGGGTGGTATAAAATCATCAAATATTAGCGGAACCCTAAACAATATAACTAACTTATATTCTTTTATAGGTTTTAATTCTGGTGACGACCCAATAGCTCCCATTGAAGATTTATTGCTTTCTACTGATATAAGGTTTGTTAAAATGTCTAGAATGGGATTAGAATTTGAGGTAACTTTACCAGACGCCAAAGATATTTTTGCCGTGACGCCCTTACCATGGGCTCCGGGTAGAAGTTGGGCTAAGGGTATAGAGTCTGGTTTATCTGGATTAGGTTATTATTTAAATAAGTCTACAGATAAAAGTAGATCTGGTTTAGGTGTTCAAACTTCGCAAAAGATCAGAAAAGGTGTAAAATTTACTAACACTAAATATATTTCCTCAATTCTAAATAAATATCAAAAAGAATTTGAAAACATAACATTATGAAACCTCAGTATCAGCATAAAGTAATGACCAGCTTTCTTTTGTGGTTTGACAATCATTTGTTAACACAAGGAGAAGCTTTTTCAAATAAAACGGGAACTCTTCATTACTTTGACGATTCAAGATTACCTAGTAGCTATAAAGCTTATGCAAGCCCATATAAACAGTGGGTTACAGATTCTTCAGTAACAGGTTCAACTAACCCAACGATACCAACATCTTTTATGGGTAGTGGCAGAAGTGATGGTATTATATTCGATTTTGAAAACGGGAGAATAATAGAAACAGGGAATGCTTTTGGTGAAACAGCGGTAATTACTGGCACCTTTGCCGTAAAAGATTTTAATGTTTACCTAACCAACGAGACAGAAGAAGATTTAATTTTAGAAAATAAATATGTACAAAATAGTAGATACACTCAAAGCGAAAGTGGTATCAAACCATATGATCAAGCAGTGCCAGCAATTTTTATAAATCAAGAAGTAGTCAATAATGTGCCTTTTGCTTTTGGTGGAGAGGATGAAACAAGAATGACAATTAAAGCTGTAGTTTTAGCTGAAGATACTTACAGTTTAGATGGAGTTTTGTCTATTTTTGCAGACTCAAGACATAAAAACATAACTCTAATTCCATTTAGTGGTCACCCAGCAACAGAATACGGCGATTTAGATGGTGGATCTTACAATTATACTGGTGTCGAGGACTCTTATAAAAATTCAGAGGAGCCTTTGTATATTGAAAATGTCACTGTATCAAAATTATCAGACAGGGCAAAAAAACAAGCTATAGGAGATTTAAAAGTTGGATTCATAGATTTTGATGTTTACCAACACAGATTCCCTCGCTAATAATTTCACAAATTAAAAATTTAACTGTAAAGAATATAAAATATTATGGCTAGAAATCGAGTAATTTATCAATCAGAAGCGTTATTCGTGTCCGATGATGCGAGTCAAACCGCAGCAAACAAACACGAACAACTACAAAGAGTTCAGTCCGCGAACTACTCTTTTAACATTTCACGTCAAGATGTAAATCAGTTCGGGCAACTCTCTAGAATTGATTCTCTTGTTTTAGAAGCGCCAACAGTTTCTGTTGACTTTTCTTATTATTTAGGTGGCGGATTCAATGAAGCTGCGTTAGGTTTCTTTACAGGAGATCTTACGAAAGGTTTTGCATCTGGCCACATGACAGCATCATCTGGTAAAAATTTATTTATCACTACAGCTGATGAAGGCTCTGACGCAAAAGACAATAAAACAGAAGGTGGTACACAACCAGTTATTGGCATCGGTAACGCTTATCTATCAGACTATACTGTTGACGGTTCAGTTGGATCACTTCCAACTGTTTCAGTAAGCATGGAAGCTGCAAATATCGCTTCTACAGTTGTAGCTTCTGGTGATTCAAATGGTTATTCTGGTGTTATTAATCCAGCAGTTGATCAATCAGACGGATCTAAAAAGACAGCAGCTATATCACTTCCATCCGCTAATACAGGTCAAGGAAGCATTACAGCATTGCGTCCAGGCGATATCACCGTTTCTTTTGGCACCGCAGCATCCGATGCTGAAGATGGTCCAATCGTAGACATTAGCGGTGATGCAGATGGAACACATATTCAAAGCGTTTCAATTAATTTAGGTTTAAGCAGAAGCCCACTTGAAAGACTTGGTTCAAGATTCCCGTTTGCAAGAACAGTGGATTTCCCAGTTCAAGCTACAATGAATGTTTCAGCTATTATAAATGAAATCACAACTGCTAATTTAGCAGATATGTTAGATAGTGCAAATTTATTTGATCTTACAGTTGACTTTAATGAAGCTGGCACAAGTGATAAAGCTTGTACATTTAAATTGGCAAATGCAACACTTGATTCAGAATCAATTAGCTCAAGTATAGGTTCTAACAAAACAGTTGATTTAACATTTACATGTTCTATTGGCGGTCCAGAAGATGCTACTAATAATATATTCTTTTCTGGAAGTGATTCACACGTCCCTTTCGCATAGGAGTTTATAGTTTTTCAGATCGGACTACCACGACCGTCAGTGGGGCGGTCGTGCCTTTAAGCTCCTTCAGCTCCTCCGATATGTCCATATATCCACTGAAAAGGATAGCTGGTACTAGTATTGCGACTGTAACTCAAATAATTAATGGAACATTTGCCCCAACCAAAATGGGTGAATTTAGTCCAAATGACGGACCACTTGTTTTTATTACTGCGGATGGCGATGATTCCTGGGAAATGGATCCTCCGTATGATAATTTGCGTGGATTGTCTCAAAGCTCTTCACAACCTGGTTCATCTACAGCAAGCCAAAATGGTATTGCATATTTCTTTAGGGCTTATGATATTGATGAATCGAGTTTAATTACATTCGATGGGAATTTAAACGCTTTGTATAGAGTAGATACTCAATCAGAATAATTAATTATAGCTATTACCAGTTGGTTGAACCAAAGATTCTATACCACCAACTTGTCTAGGTGCAGCTTGATAACTATTGTAACTTTGCACCAGACGCAACATTTTATCATACGAGTCTTGAGCTAACCCTCTATACACTTTAGATACTTCGTTTTTATTTACGAAAGTTATTGTTTGCTCACCATCTCTTACACTAGTTATGTTTCCGTTTGTATCGTTTGCAATGCCTCTAAGGGTGTTTCTAGCCTGTTTGGTGTAGTAATGGTATAGATACATCTCTTTATATATATCACGCTCTTCTAGGCCCATTCCAGACACGCTATCACCACTTCCGGATAAGCTTGTGTACAAGTAATTGTTTAAAAGGCCAAAATTTTCATTCAACCAACCAGATACAGACGAAAGAGTAACTCCAGTAGAGTCTAATTCGTTTTCAAAAATGTCGGTCGCTAAACCACTAATGCTTCCAGTTATTGCCATTAATTTTGTCTTTGATATTCTTGCTTAATTAAAGTAATAAGCTTATTTCTATCAAAGCCAGGTTTGTAACCTAATTGAGCTGCTGTAGCTTGAAGGTCTGACAATGATTTAGATTTAAGCTTTTCTTCTAAATCTTTTACACTTTCAGCTCCTTCGAAAGCTGCTGATAAAGCACCTTTTTCAGCTTTTTTTGAAGCATCTGTTTGAAATACTTGATTTTTACTACACCACTCACGGAATGCAGTTTTTAATTCATTTTTTTGTCTTACGGAATCTGAGTATACTCTTGCAGCTACTCTGTATGCAATTTGACCCATTTTTTCTCTAGACATAGATTCAAGCTTTCTTTCAAAAACTCTCATGTCAGCGGTTCCAAAAGGACTAATTATGTCTGTTCCAATTAATTTTTCTTGGTCTTCTATTAGATCGACTTCGTCTCTTTCTTTGCCATCCGTGTATTCTAATTCATCAAGATTAGGCTCTTCCGATTCTTCTTCGGTTTGGCCATTCGCTTCTTCCAAATCTTCTAATGGATCGTCATTTATGACTTCATCATTCTCTACAGCTGTAGCTAAGTCTTCAACAAACTCTTCCTTTAATTGAACTAATGTTTTTTTAGCTTTCTTTTTTGATTTTTTTAATTTTGTTTCGGGCAACTCAACATATTGAGAACCTTCTGAATTAATTTGTTTTGATAAATCTTCCATACTATATATTACACTAACTTTAAACTTTTCTAAAAAAAAAGGGCCACTCCGAAGAGTGGCCCGAATTTAAAGGTTTGACTGTTATTGGATTAAGCTCCCATAACTGCTGTACCAATTAATGCACGATCATCAAGAACAATACGACCTTCTTCGAGTGAACCGAAGTAACCGATCTTGTTTTGACGGATGCTATATTGATCATCAGCAATCAAGTTGAACTCACCACCATTTTCAGCGTCAACTGCAACTGGACGAATCAATGATTCACGTGTGCGGTCGATACCAAGAACTAACTCATCTGTGCCTGCGAAATCTTGGTCACCAGTTGAACCACCAGCAAAAGGAATATTTCCACTTTGTGCGCTTGCGAAGATGTCGTTGAATTTGCGTGAAGAACCGCCAAGTCCAGAACCACCAAACTCATTAAGCTCGATAACGTTAATTCCATAGAACTCTGGAGCACCAGCAGCGTTATAAGCTTGAGAAGCGATTTCGTCTGCAGTACGTACTGGAGTTACAGAACCAGTTGTTGCACCTTTAGTGTTGATTGGGTTGTATGCAATAGCACGTAACTCTTCAACAAGCTCTGGTGAACAGATAATATCTGTAATTCCTCTACCACTGCGAGAATCTGGAGTACCACCAGCAAATGATGTAACGATACGTTTTGAACGAGTAATCATACGATTAAGGTCAGCAAGAACGAAACGGTTATTTGCACTTCCTTCTTCAAGGTGAAGATTGTTATTTGTGAATGCTTGAGCAAGAGCTGTAAGCACAACATTAGCAGAAATTGTGTTCTGTTTCAAAAGAATTTCTTGAGCAACACGAGTCATTGTTTTTGCAACAACATCCATGCGTGATTTAGCTGCATAGCGACGATCGAAGCTAACTGCTGAATCAAGTGAATATGTAGCAACTTTTAACTCTGAAGATGTTGGAAGAACTTCTGAAGTTGGTAAACCACCAGCACGTGACTGAGAATAAACCTGTACGTAATCCTCATCAGCAATATCGTGATATAAATCTAATGGAATTGAAGGATTGTCGTCAGCGTTGTACTGAAGTGTTGTGAAAAGGTTAGACAAAGCGGGAGCTTGGTTGATAACCTCTGCTAAGACTGGTCCGATGAACTCAGCTAAAGCTGTTTGAGCTTCGAAAGCAACAGCGCGGTTGCGAGAAGCCATAGCTTTAATAAGCTCAACTTGTTCTGGAGTATTTTTTAATGTAATTTTCATTTTTGTAATATTTCCCTTCTATTAACCAATTTTAACAATGATATACTCACCAGCAAACTGATCTGTAAGACCACCTTGAGATGCGCGTGAACCAGTACCAATAACTGTACCGAATGCTTTATCAGCACTTGGAGCAGCTCCTGTAATTTTTCCGTCTGTATTGTCGGAAATTCTGATACCAGTACCAACAGTATAATCAACCGCGTCACCCTCAAAAGCTTCTTCAGCTAAAGTGAAGATACCTTTTGTAGCGACAGGAACTGATTGTCCAGGAAGAACAGCTTGAAGCTCTTCTCTTTTTGTTGCGTTATAAAGTAATTTCTCACCATTTTCATCGTTCTTTGCAGTTTGTAGCAAAGTAAGGCCTAAAGGCACATCACCGGAAGTACAACCTGTAACGATTAATGGATTTGAAGGATAAGCGTCTTTGCCAACAAATGGGAAATCTGACTTACCAAGATATGAATCTTCAGCATATGTGATGACATCTTGGTTGAAATTTCCATTTTTGACTTTAACAAATACCCCGTTTGAGCCTTTCCCATCTCCTGTAGTAGAATCAAGGATCATGGCACTATCAAGAGCGAAGAGATTGACAACGTCGTTCTCATCGTATTGTCTAAACGGTAATAATCTTAATGACATAGTTTTTTTTAATTAAATGTTAAATTTTATGATAAAATATTTTCACGGCTGAAAGCAGCTGCAAATTTATCTTTTAAAGTTTGAGATGAAGCTTGTGCTTCGTTATTATTAGGAATTTCAGCTGTTTCTTGTTCCGCGCTATCTAAAGCAGCTTCAACGTCTGTTGTTTCTTCAACTTCTGAAGCGTCAGATTGTAAACGTTTTTCAACTTCTTCGTTAACACGAGCTTGAACTTCTTCTTCGAATTTAGCTTTAGCTTCTTTGTTTTTGCTTGCCCAAAATACTTCAAGTTCTGACTTCAAAGAAGCAAATGCTTCTTCTGAAGAATCAAGACCTTTTAGTTTTTCTGCAATAAAAGCTGAATCGCTTTCTTCTAAGTCGTAAACAGAGTCAATTTCTTCCATGCGTGAGTTGAATGTAGCAACTGCTTCTTCAGCAGCTTTTACTTTTTCAAACTCAGCAATGCGTTCTTGAGCACTTGCTAATTCCTCTTTTATTGACTCTACAGAAGCTGTAAGCTCTTTATTCGCAGCAGCGATTTCTGCTTTTGCATTTTCTGCAGCCTCAAGAGAAGCTTTGTACTCTTCATCTTTGGTTTTAATGGCATCAGCAAAAGTTGATGTCATGCCAGCGATAGCCTCTTCTGAAAATTTCTTTTCAGTAAGAGAAGCTTTGATTTCTGATAATAGAGTTTCGATATCCATAATTTTGTTATTGTTTACAGTATTTTTTATCTTTTGTGAAATTTTAGCGGCTACTTTTTGTAGTTGTTTACTTTGTTTAGTGTATATTTCAACGGCACCCGCTTCTTTAACTTTTGGTGTTTCGCTTTCTTCGGATATAACACCTTTAACATTTGCGGCTGGTTTCATAGTAAAACCTATACCCAAAGGATAAACATTACCCACGATCAAACGATATAGAGGAGTTCCATCTTCCATCATTCCTTTTCCACCAAATCCTTTTAACATAGCCTTCATTTCCATTATTTGTTTTGGATCGGAAACTATTTCTGCGTCTTTTAAATTTTTACTTCCAACGGCTATTTTATAATCACTAAATCCAACCTCCCAACTGGCAGACACAGTGTTATGTATTTTGCTATTCGGATTTGTGCTATTTTTTAATGTTTCAAAAAAATTTTTATCTACGGTTTTATAAACAACCGCACCTAAAGCAATATTAAAAGGTTCTTTTGTTTCTTTGTCTATATTTACGATTATTGAACTGTTGTTATAATCACTAAATCCAGCATTTACTATGTGACCAACAATTTTCTTTTTATTATGTTCGATATTTGTAGGTTTGTGAACAAATTGTTGAACAGATTCTATTGCAGTATTAGTACTTATACCATCTCCATTTTTATTAAACTCGTTTACAACAGCAGCATTGAAAGCAACACCCATCAAATCAATATTTTTCTTTAAATCCACATTTGTTGGAATTAAAGGTTTTAAATTTTCAATGTTTGCCTTAGAAATGTCTATGCCTGCAATCTCTCTGCAGGCTTGGACTTCAAAATCAAATGTTGTGCTGTATTTGTAATCCGGCATTATTACAACATATCTCTGATACGTTTTGCTTGACTTGCGTGAGCCTTCACTCCACTATCTAATTCTGATACTATTTCAGCTAGTTTTTTTTTAGCGTCTGCTGGTAATTCTTGTGCAGCTTTAGAAACTTTTGGCTTTTTAGGGTTATCTACTTTTTTCATTTCGCCCTCTGGACCAACTTCTACTTCTTTTTTGTCATCTTCTGAAAGCATTTTTAAATATGCAGCTTCTGCTTTTTCTGTCATCTTCCCTTCTTTTTTAACTTTTTCTAAGATAGCTTTTTGTAAAGCAGGGGGTAGATTTTTCTTTTGTTTTTCTGTTAAGCCAGCTAACATTGGTTTCATTTTGTAAAGATTAGCTTCTACTTTAGCTATGACTGGTTTAATATTTTGGCTATATATGTTACCGCAAGTTTTCATAGTTTCATCGTCACTCATATTCTTTGTGTCGGTTGCATACGAGTCATTCATTGCACACATACCCATAAACTTTTTGAATACAGGCTCTTCGGAATCACTATATTTTTTAGCGATTGATATTTCAATGTCGCCGTTTGATCGGTCAACGCTTGCTACTAATGGATTTTTAATTTCTTTCATTTGAATGGTATAAAATTGCTGATGGATAAAGTTCTAATTTGTGAGCATCTGACACATCATAAATTTCATTGAGTATGCCTAAATCCTCTATGTTATTGTAATCATTTACACAAGAAATCATTACATTTGTCCAATTTTCTTTTTCAGAGCTACAAACAACAGATTCACACAATTTATCTAACATTTCTTTTTGTTGTTTATTTAATCTTTTCTTGCCTAATTTTTTACGCATTTCTTGACTCGCTAAAGAGTGCAAAGCTTCTATTTCATAGATTGTTGTTTGAATTGCTTCCTTTGAAACTGCTTTTGAAGCTTCGGTTGTTCCAAGTGGTCTACCTGGTTCTCCAGGAACTTTTTGCTCATCCGCTGGTTCAACTGGCGCATCATCATCTTCTATCATTGGAATACCTCCAACTATTGGATTGTAATGTCCTCTTTTGCGTTGTTCTACAAACTTTTCTTGAGCTTCGTCTAGCTCTTCAGCAAGTGGGAATCTACCTGTTTGAATGATTGTCATTCCTTGCTCTGCTGTTAAAATTCCTAATTCCATTAATCTAGTTGCTACACGCATTAATTGTACTTCGTCCCTTAAATCAATATCTTTAAATTTGACCGTAGGATAAGATCTAAATCCTAAATCTTTAGCAATTCTTTTGATTTCTGGTTGTAGAAAATCATTTATAAACGCCTCTCTTGCTTCTTTGAGTCTGTCTAAAAATACTCTTGCTTTTATTTGGGCGCCATTATACTTGTCTTCGTTGAGTATAATGTTTTGCAAACCTTCTTTAATATCTTTATTAATAACTTCGTATTTTGCAGGGCCAACAACTTTGTTAATATCTGGAATAACGAAGTCTGCCTTTGTCGTATAGTCTGACACTAAAACTCTTCCAACAGATTCGTTTTGGAAAAGTGATTGCATGGCTTTCACATTATGATGATTGATTCCGCCTTTATCTGGATCGGTGCCCATTGTTATCATGAGAATCACGTTTTCCACAGTTCTCATAATTGCTTGATCCATTTTTTTCATCTCAAGTTTAGCATTGATATCTTGTAAAACCGGGAATCCAAAAGGAATTGCGAATGGTTCGTAATCTTGCTTTTTGTAAAAACTATATGAAATTCTATCGTTTTCTAGATTAATTTTTAATCCGTCTTTGAAATATGCACCATCTTTAATTAACTTTTGTGTTTCTGGATCTAATGCTTCGAAAATTTGTTTATCATCATCATTCTTTGGATTTGCCAATCTTTCCATATCAAATTCAGATAAAATTTTGGCATACGCACCATCTTTTGTATTGAATACCGTACTTCTTTTAGCAACAATTTCAAATGGATTTAACAAAATATACTTTAATGGAAACTTGTTTTCGCTTGGTGTTTCTGAAATGTTTTTAGAAAACTTCTTAAAATCCTCTAAACTAAACTTACCATCTATGCGATATAAGAATATGTTACCACTCCTATAATATTCTCTGAAGTATTGATCTTTTAAATCCCAAAGTTTAATTTTAGTAAATAGTTTATCAAAAAAATCTCTTGAATTAGCGTTGCCACCTTCTAGATATATTTCAGAATTTGCAAACTCAGACATCATATCAACTGTATTTCTAAAAATTGGAACATTTGCGTAAGCTTTTTGACAAAGTTCAATAGCCTCTCTGACATTAATTCCATCTGAAGATAATTCATATGGTAGCAACCCACCCCTAATTTGACTGTATTTATTAAGAGGTTGTACTACAGATGATCTATTTAAACGGGTCGATGTATTGCCTCCTCTTGCTGCGCTTGCGCTTGAACCACTTCTTTCATACGCTAAAGAAACATGATACGCTTCTCCCATTGCCGCTGGCTCTACGTTTTCTTGTGCTTGTGCTACATTTTGGATTTTATTAAATTTATTCCAATAGTTTGATTTTTTTGTATATTTTCTAGGCATAATTTATATTATAAAGTCCTTTACACAACTTTAAAGTAACTTTGACAACTTTTCTACAGAAACATTGGTGTGAATGTAGAATTTGATTCTGCCGGCATATCCATCATATCGTAATATATGTTCATACCCCAGTTACCTAGTACTAAAGCGGAATAAGAGTCTTTTCTGGGTCTATCGGCTCCCTTTTGCCTTTTTAAATTACTAGGTAAATCAAAGTTTTGATTACCTCCAGCAGATGTTGTAACTTGTACAAGTGCACATTCTGCTTTTGTTAAGTCTAACATATCTTTCTGATGTTCTATAAACTCAATCATTTTGGCGCCAATATTTTTTTCATCTTCATATTTTGAAAACTTTAGCTCTTTTATTGGTATTCTTTTAGCTTTTTGTATTGAATAATTATCGTCCATAGCAGAGGCTGCAAAATAAATTTTCTTTCTATCGAAAGATGTTTGCAACATTTCGTTTGCTGTTCTTATCCAAGATGATGTAGGTTTTCTTAAATTACATATAACCCTTTCATTTAAATTATAGCTTCTTCTAGCTTGTTTTAAATCTTGATGATAGTTTTGAGGGTTATTAAAATCAGCTTCGAAACAACCTATATTTATCTTTTCTTTCTTAAATATATCGCTTTCATTACAAGAATTAATAAATTGAACACCACCATTATAGTCTCCTGCAATCATAATTACGTTAAAGTGGTCTAATAAATACTTAAAATAAATTATATGCTTTTTTAAGTTGGTTCCTGGTAAAGCGTAACTATGCACAATTACCCCCTTCTTTTGTTCTGGCAACAACTTAATTACTTGTATAGCAAAATCATCAGATGTTTCAGATTCAGACCACGATGGGTCAAAAGCTAATATGTATTCAGCTCCTGGCTCACCAGCTACTTCTACACAAGGGGATTCTCCATCAACGATTGTACAATCTGCCATTTTGCTTATTTTAAAATAACCAGCACTATCATCTGTAAACTGAGCGTTAAATTCCCTGTCTATTTGAGATTGACTCATAGAACCTTTAGCTTGTGTGATCAAGTTTTCGTCATATAAAGCTTTGGGTGCGGCGTCATAAGAAAACTGCATAATACATCTTCTACCTTGATTTTTAGCACCTGGATTGAAAATCATATTCTCGTATGTTTGATATAACTTGTATAAATACTCAAACTTGTAACATGCAGATGACAATCCAATCATTTTATTGCTTGGCCATTCTGTTCTTTCTTCTTCTGTCATTTTGCCCGCTTTAATCATTTGATCTTCAGCGTTTTTAATTTTTTGTCTTTCTGTTGGGTTTTCTACAACAGCCAAGAACGGCATGATCACTTCGTTGTAAATTTTCTCTGGCATCAAAAGTAACTCATCCACAATAATTCTTTGGAAACGAAAACCACGAAGCTTTTCACCATCACCCAAAGGTAAAGCTGTTATACGACTCTTGCCAATCTGCATAGACCATTCGTCATTCGATTTGGTTACCTTACCGATGCATTGTTGAAATAGTTCCGCTTTACTGTCTTGTGCTATATCCTCTATCTTTCGGAATATCATTTTAGACTGACGAAATGACTTAGATATAATACCAATATGTACTCCTTGGTTTAACATAGCGTCTAACAGCGCAAAAATGCCCGTAGAAAAGGATTTTGACATACCACGAGACCATATGCCCAAAAAGTAATCATTCTCCATCATAGCCTTTACAGCCATATGTTGAAATGGAAATAATTCTATACCAGTTAAAAGTTCTGTTGTGAATGTTATGTTTTCTTTTAAAAATTTGTACAACCAATACTTCGCCTTGTTGTCTTCAAGGTATCCCTCAAGTTCTAAAACTTGTTCATTGACGTTTTCCCTTTGTAGGGGTTTTTGATTACCTGCTTCCCAAGACATTTTCTTTTTCTATGTAATATTGGATATCCGTTTCCCAAAGTTCTTCTCCCAAAGCTAATAACTTTGGAATAATTAATTGGCTTTGCTCTCTACACCTAGTGAACACGAATTGACACTTTCTAGGAAACTCGTGTTGAAGTTTTACCATATTTGAAAAAGCCCAGTTTAAACTAGATGGTCTTTTACCAGGAAAGTATTGTTTATACATCTCTCTTATTTCTTTTTCTATCACGATATACATATAACCATCAACACTCACACATCTTTCCATTTCTCTCCTAAATCTATTAAAGCCCTTACCAAAAGTTCCCAGAAAGTCTGTTGGGCTTTTTCTATCTACAAAAGTATTATTAAAATCTTCTCCAGCTAAAGTATAATCACCAAAGTCTAATTTTAAACTTTCAGAATTTTTAAAATGCAAAGGTTTTTGTTCTCGAGTATCAACAAACACTTTGACGTCAAAATCATCAAAAAACTTTTTAGTTAAAGGTTTTTTTAGAAGTGGTTCTATACCTATTTCTGCACAAGCTTTATTGTATCCACCATAATATTTTTTATATATGTCGATATCTGGTAATTTGGTTTTATATAACTCTAAATGATTTGGGGCATATTCCCAGTTTTTCATTTTAATTCTTTCGGCTAAAACTTTTAAAATATAACTTGTTACTTCAAATTTATCAGACTTTTCGCACCACTCCCTCATTTGATTTCTGTTAGCAAAGTCGGTAGTAAAGTATTGTTCTTTCTTTCTGAACTGTATTGGGTTACCAGTAAGTTTATTAAACCTGGGATAGTGTTTTACGTAATAATCAGCTACATAAAAACCGTGCTTCTTAATATGAGCATGTAAAGCTTTTTCAGAAGCAAAGTCTTCTCCACATTCTTTGCACTTATAAGACATCTTCAATACTTATTCCTAAAACCCTTGCTTTCCAAGCCGCCATACCCTCTAACCTTTGAGCTTCTTCTTTGATCAACTCCTTTTGCATTTCTGCTATGCGCACCATATTTTTGCGCTCTTCTTCCTCTTGAAACAACTGAACAATAGATAAAAATGAAGCAGTTTCTTTTGCTTTATTCTTCATTCTTTCTCCACGATCTCCTTGTAGTTTTTTAGTTAAATTTTCAATACGACTTTCGCATTGATGGTATTCAGAACTTTTTGCTTTAATAATTTCAGCCAACCTTACTGTCATTTCGTCTTGATCGTCAGCAGACTCAAACATGTCGTTTAGTTTTTGTAGATGTGAGGTAATTAACTCTAAATTAATTATTTCTTTGCATACATTCATGTAAAGATTTAATTCATCTGGAGTCAAATCTGGCTTGTCCCAAGTTAGTCGAATAAATTCTTGTTCAAATAATTCTTTGTCTCTAAGGCTTATATAATTATTAACGATAGCTACAAATCTTGAATTATTTAAATTAGTTCTCAATTTTTCACAACAAATTGTTTGTTGTCTAGACATTCTGTTTTCTTCCAAACCATAGCCAGTTGAATCATTGATTTTTTTAATTATTCTTGAAATGGCGTGAGGAGCCACATAAGAAGGCGCTTCTTCTTCTTCTGATGGAACCTCTTCTCTGTTTATTGTTAAAATATGCTCGTGAACGGTTCTTTGTTCTTTGCTTAAATTTTTTACAGAGTTTCCAAATAATTCTTTTGCTATCTGCAAAGATGACCAACCTGCGTCAACTCTCTGTTCTATGATATTTTTTTGTTCTTGAGTTAGTTCTATAGATTCTACTTTTTGGTGTTTTGTTGTTTGAACTTTTAAACCATTTTCTGCTAAAAATTTTGTAACAGATCTACCCTCTTTTGATCTACCGTCTAAAGAATCATCATCAAAAACTATTTTTGTTATGTCAATGATATTTGGATTTTTTTCAAACTCCTCTAAAATTTTTTCTTTTTGAATGTCTGATAAATCTATCATAAAATATCCTTTTCTTCTAATATGGCTTTAACTTTAATTTGAAATATTTTTTTTAAATTTTTAATTTGTTTGTACCCAGCAGATCTTTTTTTCTCTGTTGTTTTGTATCCCAAATAATTTGCCACTTTTTCTTCAGAGTGATTTTCAACAAAAAGCATTCTAAATGCTGTGTATTGCTTTTCAGTTAAATGTTTTTTTAATTCTTTTGCTACTTTTTCTGTAGCTATATCCAAATCCACAAAATCATCGCGTCTTGCTTGTATCTCATTGGTGTGATTTTCTATTGTTACTGCTAGTTTTATATCATATGCAGATTTTTTTCTTTTTTCCCAATCGGCATATTCTGAACAAGAATTATCTTGAACATTACTTTTTGTTATCTGGCAAGATGTACCGCCCATATTATACTTACATTTAAGACACGGCCTTACAAAATTACCGTAGTGATTTCTTAATAAGTTTTTAAATTGATTAGAAACAACTCTACTGAGCCATGGCTCTATCGCTTTTGACTGATCCCAAAGATGCCATTTTTTGTAAATGTGGGTCATGATAATTTGTTTGATATCATCATAGTCAACGGATGGAACTGCATCCAAATCCCATTTACTCCTTTTGCTTTCTAAAGCTTTTTCAATTTCTTGAAGCTTGTCTTCAAACTGGAACATTTATAAATCTTCTATTCTTTTTGTATTATTCTTCTTTCGTGTTGGCGGGGTTTTTCCAGCCAAGGAGCCTATGTTTTGAATAATATTAGAACCAAAAGTATCTATCTCATATTCTAATTTAGAAATTTCTGGAACAAACTCAGCATCAGTTTCATCATCAGCTATCGCTTTTATTTTTCTCGTTGAATTTACGTTACGATCAATAGGCTTAGACTCATTTACATGAGCAACACCCATTGCCTCTCCGCAATTAGAGCAAAATTTTGGGGGGCTGAACTTGTATTCAACTTTAGTACCACATTCAGAACAAAACTTAATCATATCTAATAGTAAATTTAATTAGACTTTTTTAAATTTTATTTCAACGGTTGAATAATTGTCATTTGTCCCCTAGCTAAATCTCCAGCTGTAAGACTGACGTTTTCTGAATTCAATGTTCCATTTAAAGTTAATGTGTGCATAGTGCCTGTTTGATTGCTAATAGTTAGGACTGGACTCACGTGAAGACCACTTGTGATTGGTACTAAGTCTTCAATATTATCAGCTTGAATTTGTATTGATTGTTGGGCACTAGTAAATATAACTGTTGGGTTGTAGCTTCCTATTTCATAAATTGGAGTATATTGAGCTGAGTAACTATAATTAACATTTTCAAAAATACCTGCATCTGTTAAATTACCTGTAAATGCACTATAGACTCCGTGAGCTAATTTATCTATATCTGGATCTGGAACATGATTTGATACAGTTTGTTCTGCTAATTTTGCGTTAGTTGCTTGGGTTGTTAAGGTATCCTTAAATGGAAAATATCCAACAAAATCACACTGAGCTACAATAGGCGCGTATGGAGATATTGTGAGATTAATTGAATTTAAAAATAATCCACTTAATTCTATACCATTGCCATGGTCTCCAATAACAGCTGTTGTTCCTAATCCCGTTTGACCTGTAAAAAGAAATGGATCAAATTCCCCATGTTCTAAAAAACAACTAAATGAAAGAGAGATATTTGGAGGTCCTGCCATTCGTATATCGTTTCTGTCTGCCGCTTTACCGAGTAATTTTTGTGTTGTTAAAGCTGGAGCC